GACTTTGAGGGGTTTCTCTGCGCCGGCGCTGAAGGAGACGACTTTGGCCCAGTAGGTTCGGCCGTATCTGTCGGTTGGTGTCTCGATGCCGGCACCTATATCGATTGTTTCAGCCATCTTGTCAGCCTCCGTCACAGATCATAACTATTGGGCTTCCTGCCAGCCACTCGATCTTTTTCAGCTGGATCGGCAACACATCTTTGGGCAAGCCTATGCCTTCGATCGGACAGGCTAGGCAGGCCGCGGCAGAGTTACTGTATGTTTCGGTGGTATCATCCATCTTTGTAATTTTTGCTTGGTCGTTTTGGTTAAGAAGGATCTGTATGCATTTCAGAGTAACAAAACCCTGATTTGCAGGCGTAATTTCAAAAAACCCAGCGTCAGATTTGACGAGCAGTTTCCACTGTTTTATGTAGCCATAGTGTGTGCCATCGTATGCTCTGTGCCTGCATTGCACGGTCTGTCCATACTTCACGTCAAACTCTCCGCTCGTCGTCCAAGCGTAATCTGTGTAGGCTCGAGAGACCTCGCCGACCTCTCCACCGCCGTCTATGGAGACGGCCGCGTAGGAGTAATAGGCCTGCGTCCCTGCCCTAATCAGGGCTGAGAGTTTGCATCTATATATGTGGCTTGCTTTGATTATCGCGTTGAGAGTCTCATTAAAAGTTATTGAGCTGGCATAATTGTGGTAAGCAGGATTTACACAGCTATGCTCGCTTACGGGGCTGGCATATACTTCCGTGTCAGCATAATCCTTCTTCTGCTGATGCATCGATACCACTATCGGTATTAGTGGTTGTGCAGTCATCTCCTTCCACGCTGTACCATCATAGATATACCATTTATGCTGGTCCGTGTGATAGAAGAGATCGCCCTCGGATGGCGACGCGGGGAAGCTGGTGCCAGATGCAAGTTCGTGGGCGTCTTCGGCGTGGAACTCAGCGTAAGTTAATTCGCCGCCCACATCTTTATGTTTAATTCCTTTTCCCATCTTTCATTCACCTACAACATTATCTGCCATTCCAATGTCCATCTTACGCTCGATGTCTTCGTCTTGTCGGGGAAGTTGGCTCTGACATACATGTCTCCAGCTGCCGCCGCGTTGAATAATCCTGCTTCGCGGTAAACCTGTGATCCAGGACCATTCGCTTCGTCGTAATCGATTACGACTGTGATTTTGACGGTTGTGCCTGTTCTCGAATGGCTGTCGATGGCTTCGCGGTATAATTCGTTGCCCAGAGCCGTGTCACCAGCTGTAGGCTCCGTCCCATCGTCTCCTAAGGCACAGTGCGTTATTGCTGTGCATCCGGGATTGCCTCGCATCAAGTCTCCAAGCTCCTGCTTGCCCATCGCTGTGAAGAAGCAGGTGTCCTCGCATTCTTCAGGCACCAGTTTGCCTTCTCTGTCGTAGACCTTCAAGTCCATCTTTGCTTTGATTTTTCCTATTTTTACTTTCATTTTTTACATCACCTTTTGTTATGATTCGGTGATCGTGAGATCTGGCCAGACCCCGCCAAATTCGCCTGGAAAAGTAAAGGGGAAGAGGAGGAGTGGCTTGCCCAATAGTGCGTCTAAATCGAACAAGTCCACGCCGATGTCGTTCAGAAGCGTGGTTAAGGCGAGGGGTGCAGGCACATAAAACCTGTTCCAAACATCGTAGTTCAAAGTCGGGTTGATCTGTGCTTGCCTAATCCTCTCCAGCTGCCGCATCATAAATTTGAGTTGCGTCATAAACTCTGAAGGCTTATCTCCCAGATGGTATTCCACCTCAAGACCCAGCCTTGAGAAGTGATATCGTGTCTCCCACAGCGTGAACACATCGCTGATGTCTTCGTCTGGTAGGCTCACGCTGACGAGTTCGCCCTCGTTGAATTTGCTAAGGTCCACATTTCTAAAGCGTTGTGGAATTTTGATTTCCAAGCGTTCCTCGCCCAGAGCAGCCAATCGTGCTTGAGCCAAACTTTCAGCAAACTCTGGATCATGAATCGAGGCATCAACGATGGGATCAGCCTCTTTAACAAGACCCAGCTCTTGAATGCTTGACCAGTCCTCCGCGACCTTGATGATTGGGTTGCCTACAAAGTGGAGATAATCGAGGTATGATTCGCTGGTTTCTCCATCTGTGGACGGATAGAAGAATCTTATTGCGGTTATATTCCGCCAATCAGGTGAGCCTACCGCTGTCCACCCAAGCGCGTCTGCCCCAACCTCATACTCTTTGAAAACCCAAGTGTTTGATTCAGCCGGGTTATAGTTGTGGTGATAGTAGTTGCCGGCGTCTGTCTCCAACCGGATTTGAACAGGCTGGAGGCTATTATGCTTGAACCAGAAGTAAAGATACTCTAAGTTGTTCAGGTTAAGGGCTTCTGTGAAGGCACGCCTGAAAAAGCGGTCAGCGACAGCCGTCCGCACGGCTTTAAGCCTGAAGTCGCCTCGCTTAGCATCTACGGCATCGTCGCTGAGCGTGATGTTGCTTGTGGTCCAGTTTGCCGCGTCCTCCTCGGTGTACTGGTCGGCGTCTTCAGGATGAAGCGGTTTCAACGCGCCATAAACTTTGGCGCGGTTCGCAAACTCGCTGACATCGCGCTTAACATCATACTCTTTTAATTTACTCTGTGTGAGCTTGAGGGCAGCGAAAGTTGAGGACAGGTCCTTGAAGTAAGCATGTTTTCCGACCAACCAAAAACGATAGCCAACGCATTCAGGTTGATCGAGGATGTCTTCAATCACTTGGCTAATCGGCTTGTCTTGGCAACCGTAATAATCTAAAATAGGTCCATTCACGATGTTTGTTGTGTTGATGTGGGGTGCCTCGGATTGTAATATGTTGGTTATGATTGTGCCTGCCGCCGTGTTAAGAAAAACGCCCGTATGCAGGATGCCCTGCAAATCGTGGAAATAGTTGAAGCCCCGCAGGACCAGTGATCTCTTCTTCGTCCCCGCAGTTCTCCTCTCCGTTTCCAATTCAACGATCCGACCACCAAACATCTCCTTGAAGGATCCACCACCAGCCGTCTTTTCTACTTGAATCTTAACCTCGTCAAACTTCTCGAATTTATCATCCCAAGAGCCATCTGAATTTTCGATCTTGATCATAAATGGACACGCTTTGAGCTGCACGGTCCTGTCGAAACTCATCTCTTCAACATCACTGCTGACATCCTCAACACCGCTTGGCGTTGTAATGTCTACATCAATCGTGTGCTTCGCCATTTAACTCATCCTCCCATGCGCCAGCATCCTTCTGCGTAAGACCTCCTGCATTTTGTCAGCCATTCTCTCAACATCGTAGTCACTGCCGATCTGAGGATTATTTATGTTCACCGTGATTCCGCCTGCTACTCCGCCTCCTCCAATAGGCTCGAAGGTGGCTCGTTCAGGGCCTGCTTCACCCCCCAAAATCCAAGTTGGTCTCGTAAGCAGTGCCTCTCCCCCCCGCTGGGCTATCAGAGAGCGGGGGATAGCAGGCACATAGGGTGCTGGAGCTGGAGCAGCCGCCGCTACGAGCCCTCTTAACGCACCTGTTTCGCCGCCGCCTCCCCCGACCGTCTGGTAAACGGTGGTTATTGTGACGGTTTTGGATTGCAGCGCGTTTATGCTGTTTTGTAGTGCGTTTATTCCGGGGATAGCACCGTAAGCCTGATCTGAGATGTGCCGGAAGCAGCCTCCAATTTCTTTAGTAGCCCGCTGAGCCGCGCTCACGCTCGCATTAAACGCGTCTGGAATTACGCCTGGGGAGCCTCCGAAAATGCTGCGGATCACATCACCCACGAAATTTGCTCCTGCAGCAATAGCATCCCACAGCGGCTGGAGGGCGTTGACCACCCTTCCAACGAGATTTATGAGCCAGGTGAAAGCGTTACATAGGGCCGTTATTGCCCCAACGAAGAGATCAATGATTCCCGTCCTTTCGAGAACCCCGAGGAAATTCATAAAAGCCTCTGCTATTTGGGTAACAGCGGGGGCTAATGCTTCCCCAATCCTCTCCTGCAGCGCTGTGACCTTTGCTTGCATCTGAGCCATAGCCCCGCCAGTCGTGGCTAACTGGGTTTCTGTGGCTGTTGCTGCTGAGCCAGCTGTTCCCATCGCCGCGGTTAACTCAGCCAATGCTTCGCTTCCCTGCTGTCCCTCAGCCGTCATCGAGACGAGTGCTAGAGCAGCCCTGCTAGACTGCGCGTCAAAAACACTCGCTAAATACGCGTTGCGTTCCTGCTCCGTCCCAAAAGACGCCAACCGCGTTTCTAATCCAGCAATTATCTGCGTGAGACTCAACATTTTTCCGCTTTGGTCATAAATGCTGAAACCAAGTTTATCGCTCTTCTCGATCAGATCACGAAAAAGACTATCCAAGTATCTGCCTGATTTCTCTGCGGTAATACCCTGATTATTCAACATCACGAGGGCTGCTGTCGCTTCTTCGATTGACCAGCCAAAGCTGGCAGCGGTCTTACCCATATAGCCTAATCCGATCGCAAATTCACTGGCTGTCGCAATACCTTTCAATGAAGCGTTGACTAAAGCATCTGTTACGCGGGACGCTTCATCGGCACTAAGCGCAAACATACCCAAAGACTGAACAACCATATCAGCTGCGTCGCCCATGTTGATGCCTTCAATGGTTGAAAGCTGCATAGCGCCCGTCAGGGCTGTAATAGCGTCTTCTCCTGAGAGACCAGCCTTCACAAGCGATTCGAGGGACTGTAATGTTTCTGCGGTTGTTTTACCAAATTCTGGTCCTATGGTTTCAGCAGTTTCGCGGAACGCCTGAGCCATCTGTTCAGCTGCTTCACCCGTCAATCCTGTTGCCGCCACAACTTTGGCGAGCTGGCTCTCCATGCTCACAAAGACGCCGAAGACATCCTTCGCTACTTTTATGGCCGATCCGAAAGCCGCAGATAGCCCCTCAATAGGACCTACCGCAAAACCTGAAATTATTCTCCCGACATCAGCGAAGCCCCCACCCAGCTCGGCGAGAGCACTGCCTAGCATGATCACTCCACGCTTTACGGCTGCAAACGCACCCGCGGTTGCGTCCGTGGCGCTTATCACGATTTGAATCGGTATAGCCATTTTAGCTCACATAATCATACATCTTTCTTTTCTCATGATATCTCGCAACTGCGCTTTTTGGTGTAGTTGCGGGGATTTGATCCTCGGACTTTCTTGCTGCTAAGAGCTTCTCGTAGCCCCACTTGAGGAACTCGATTTGGAGAGGGGTCAATTCGCCTAAAGTGTTCGTTAGACGGTAGCCCAAGAGGTGTAAGGTGATTATGTCTTGTCCCTCTTGGCTCTGGGAAAATTTTTTACCGCTCCCCCTACACCCGGAGCAACGCCGGTGAGTTCCAATATTTTGTCTGCGAGAAAGTCAAGAGCCTTTGTCGGTAGCTTACCAACATCCTCTTCTGTCCAAGGCTCCTCATCAACGATTCCCCTGCTCACAGCGTAGATTGACGCTTCTGTCTTGTGAAACAGGAAATCCCCTAAGTTGACTTCTCTGAGGTCAGCGACTCCCTGAGCCAATTTTGTTATATTTTTTTCTCCGGATATCCTGATGGACTTCATCAGTTTCTGCTGAAAAACTGCGTATTCGTGTGATGTGAGGGGCCTGATTGTTAGAGTTCCCCCTAACTCAGGCACCTCAACATCCACTGTGTTTCTTGGGCCTCCCAGCACCATCGCCTTGGTGACTTTACCCATTTTTAAGCCCCTTACGAGTAGCTTGTGACCTTGTTTGTTAGCTCTGCTTTCGCAGCATAGGTCGCGGTCGCATCGTAGAGTGCAGTCCACTCAATGCTTTGGATGATTTTGTCCCTGACGTTGACGTTGGCATTAGCAATATCATATACCACTCTGGGTATGTCGAGTTCAAGCGTGTAATAGTATGCTGCTTCGATCAGTGCGCTCACAAACTTTAAGTTCAGGGCTACAGTCTCGATTGTCTCTTGAGGCTCTGTTGCAGCAGCCGCCCCGTAAAACAGCTTCAGATCGTCCGTGTTGGCGAATTTTAGGTCTATTCTACCCGAGATCCTTCTTGATAGCCACGGCAGCTCCTGAATAGTTCTGTCGGTTGACAATCGATACTCGTCTTCGCTGAGGATGTTTTCGTAGTTTACCTCAACCGCGGTCGGCTTGATCGTGGACCCTGCACGGGTAACGGTGGCTTGATTCCACGCGAATGGTGGAAGAGCGCTAAACGATGGCGTCTGTAGGTCTTCTATCGCGTCTTTTTTGCCGACTAGGGTCACTGATCCTAACAATAGGTCTCCAGCAGCACAAGACAGTGATAATCGTCTGATCTTGCATCCTGCGATCCTGCGAGCTGTTATAGCGCCTATTCCAACCTCAAAGGTGAAGCTGGGTAACTCGGTATCTTCACCGATCGGCTTGAAGGTGTGCTTGTAGGCACTGGTCTCGCCTTGTTGTTCACTTGTAACTTGTCCAAATAGGCCCAACAGGATGTGGCCTATGTTCTCCGGTTCAATCTTCAAGTCGAAGTCTCCCGCTATCCCGTATGGTCCTGCGACCTGCTTCAGAAAGTCAACTGTGTTCACATTTTCAACATAGATCACATTGTTTCTGTACGCTATGCTCTCGCTGACGATGTCGATGAACTTGTCCGGTGTGACGTGTGTCCCGTATTCGGTCTCCTTCTTAAGGGCTAAGTATCTTACCATTCTGTTCTCTCACCTTTCCTATTTTTTGTTTTTGATTCTGTTCTCTCCTTGAGAACCTTGATGTTTGGGTTCTTGAGTAGGATCTTTCCCAACTTATCTGAAACCTCCACTGGTTTATCCGGCTCAAGATAGAGGCCTCCGACGACCACGCCGGAGCCTTCTCCCTTATACACGACTTTCATGCTTCCACCTCACAATCGATTTCTAAAACTGCCCAATTCAGGCAGTAATCCTTACCGAGCTCGTAGTCAAACACGCGCTCGTTGAAGTTCACATTCTCACAGTTATCGCCGAGCGTAGAATCCTCCTTGATTTTGTCGTGGACCTTGCCGCTTAGTTTGACGATGGCCTCCTGCGTTTTCTGGGGGGCTGGCCCCCGGACCAAGACCACAATCCAGGTACGCAGTTTATGGAGCAGTTCGTTTGATGTGGCCCAGCTCTCAATATCCCTCTTCGGGATGATGAAGCAGGCTGGAAACTTGTCAGGAGGCACAGCCTTCAACTCGCCTATGCTGATGCTTTTCAACTCCGAGATCTCACCCAGCTTTGTTTTAATCGCGTCTAGGATCCCCGAGTGGATTATGTCTAGGCCCATCAGTCGATCATCCTCGCCATAATTCCCTCAGCCACACGCCTGCCGAAGGCTTCCATCTCCACCCGCGTAGGCTCAACGAAGGGTCTAGGGGAGATACCTGGATGCATGCCGAAGCTCGGGTGGGCTGGGTTTACAAGCCGTTTGCCGATGGGAGGCACATAACGCCCCGGGCTTGATCTCGTGCCAAATTCGAGATGGGGGGCATAATCGACTGTAGGTCCTACCTCTGCAAACATATCGCCTATTTTTGTGCGGATGGACCCCCTTAATCGTCCGGTCCGATAAGACGCGATGCTTCGCATAAAGTGGAAGCCATGCGTGGCCATCTCGACCAGGATCAGGTTTGCGCCTGCCCTGATCTGGTTCATAGTCCACTCGATCTTCGCGGTTACCTCGTCAAAGTTTACTGTAGCGCTAATTGAGAAACTCATCACGCATCCTCCTCGGAGACAGCTATGTGTAGTTTCTTCGATCCTGGAATCTTTGAGAGTAGCTCCATTGCGCGGTTATGTAGTTGTGTTGCTCTGTCAACTAGGACCTCTTCGCTGGCTCGACCTACAACACGCGCTGCTATGTCTTGTTGAAATAGGTAGGAGGCTGCTAGATCTGTCGCTGCGGCTTGAATTGCAGAGTAGTATTTCTCGCCAGAATCCCAACCGTCCGGATGATTGGTCAAAGCATCGATTACAGCCGATGCATCAACGATGCATTCGCTTATTATCGTCGAGGCCTCGCTCTCACTGTTGCTGACATCTGACTTTGCGAGCTTAGCTCTATGCAGTACTTTGGTTTCAGTCGTGTATGCCATATTCTATCTGCCCTTTTTTTGAGCATTTGGCGTGCCACCTAACTTTGCGGGAAAGTGCGACCCATAAAAATCGGGTGGGCTTCATCGCCTCCCGTAGGCTCTGTTTTCTGAGTTCCCTGCAGGCAATCATGCTCACGCATGGATGCCTGTTAGCTTCCTCAAGGCTGAACTTTGGACGAGAATTGGCTGAAGCCACTGGCGAATCAGGAATGCGGTGTAGCCCATCGGCTCGTTGCGGTATCTCGCAGCTTCGGTGGGTCCTTCTCCAAGGATTATGGCTGGAGCAGCCAGGGACCCCACGATTGCCACCGTGCTGGTCAACGTGGTATCGCTGATACCCGTTACACCAGGTAGCCCAGGGATCGTGAAGGTCTTTCCGGATGGCAGCTGGACGCCGTAGAGTCCTCTTACTCTGGAGTTGCTGAAGAAGTCCATCCAGACA